CACCCCGAGTTCGACTGCCCTGGCAACTTCGGCCGGTCGGGTCGCAAGCAGCCGATGATGAGGTCGTGGGTCGCCGAAGGCTGGTGATCGTCGGCGAATCGGACAATTGTCATTTTTGAGACGAAGCACACGGACCCCGCACGCACCCCGACGCTATCTCTCTCCGCGTATCCGAATGGGCCTCGGTGGCCGGGCGGCAGACGATCCTCACCCGAATGAACAGCGGAGGGCTGGCAATGAAGCGCTCCTGCGATCGATGCGGTTCGGATTTCGAGGCCCGTTCGGGTCGTGCCCGCTTCTGCACGTCGAAGTGCCGCTACGCGGCCGGCAACGCACGCAAGCAGGGGCGGCCTGAGGCTGAGCGTGTCGTCGTCCTGCCGTTGGCGGGCAATGTCGTGGAGGCCGTTCATAACGATCTGGCGGCCGCGAATCTTCTAGGCACCCCGCTCGGGCAGGCGGCGCTTCGTCTCGCCTTCGTGATCGACAACGCCGACGAGACTCGGGCGTCTGGTGTCGCTGCTGCTGTCCGTGAGCTCCGTTCGACCCTCGCCGATGCGATGCACCGCGAGGTTAAGGAAGCCGACCCGATTGACGAGTTAGAGGCGAAGCGTGCCAAGCGCGCTAGCGCCTAGCGTCATCCGTCCTGCCTACCTTCACGTCCCTGAGTCTGCTACTGGTTCGCTCGGTGACGAGGCTGCCGACCTGGCTGAGCAACTTGGGCAGATGGTGGGCGAGGAGGAGCGGCTGGCACTCCGTGCGCTGATGCCGACGCGGGCAGATGGCCGGTGGGCTGGCATGTCGGCGTGCATCATCTGCGGCCGGCGCAACGTCAAGTCGTGGGCTATCGAAATGTCGGTGATTCACGACGGTTTCGTGACGAAAGTCGACCGGATCGTGTGGTCGGCGCACCTTTTTGCTACCGCTCAGGAGTCTTTTCAGCACTTGCACGGCCTCATTGAGAACCATGACTGGCTGCGTAAGCGCGTGAATCGGGTCCGTCTCGCCAATGGCGAGGAGGGCTTCGACCTCGTGGGAGGCCGTCGGATCGACTTCGTTGCCCGCCAGTCGGGCAAGTCTGGCCGTGGTCAGGACGTAGACACCCTCGTTTTGGACGAATGGCTGTTCGGCACCCCGGCAATGCTCGGCGCAATGATCCCGATGCTTGGCGCTGTCGCTAATCCGCATGTGCGGTACGGGTCGTCGCCGGGTCTGCCGACGTCCGGCCCGTTGCGGAGTCTGCGTAATCGTGGGCGGTCGGGTGAGGATCCGACGCTGTCCTACATCGAGTGGGGCAACGAGCGTCGAAGCTGCGAGGCGGGGGACTGCGCGCACTTCCCGCGCACGCCCGGCTGCCTGCTCGACGACGAGTCGCTGTGGGAGGCCGCCAACCCTGCATATGGCCGCCGGCTTACCCCTGAGTTCGTGCGAAATGAGCGCAACGAGATGCCGCCGTCGGAGTTCATGCGTGAGCGTTGCGGCTGGTGGGAGGACCCGGTCGGCGAGGGCGAGGGGACGCTGTACCCGCCGGACGAGTGGCTGGACTGTGAGGATCCTGGCTCGGCGCCACTGCCAGGCGGGTCGCTCGTGTTCGCCGTCGATCTATCGTGGGACCGTGAGCGGGCGCACATCGCCGTTGCCGCCCTGCGTGCTGACGGGCTCGTGCATCTCGACCGCATTGCCGTCCTGCATCCTCATGAGGTCAAGGACTACTTGACGAGCCGCGTCCGGCTCTTCGCTCCACTTGCCGTCGCGGTGCAGGGGTCCGCTGCCCCCGTGTCCAGCCTCGTCGCGGAACTGCAGGACGTCGGCATCCCCGTGCATGAGATCACCGGCACGGGTGTCGCCAAGGCGTCGGGAAACCTGTACGACGCGATCCGCTCCCGCCGCATCCGACACGTTGGACGGCAGGACATCTTGCAGGCACTCAGCACGGCGGTCCCTCGTTCGCTCGGTGATGGGTGGGCCATCGACCGCAAGAAGTCACCGACGGACGTCGCCGGACTCGTGTCAATCGTGGAGGCGTTGTGGGTGCTCGATCAACTGGTCGGCTCGTCGTCCTACAACGTCGCCTCAAGCGTCTACTGAGGAAGGGGCCAACTGTGACGACCATCCTCGACCTCGTCGGCGCTGTCTTCGTCGTCTCCGCGGCGTTCGCCGCCCTCGGCCTCGCGGCCGCGCTCGCAGTCGCGGGATGTGCGTGCCTCATTGCGTCATGGTCGATGTCAGGCGGTAAGCCGTGAGCCTGTTCTGGAATCGGACGGCGACCCTGTCCACCATGCTGACGAACGCGGGCCTGCCCACACGCGCCGGCATCGCGACCACGTCGGTCACGTCCGAGACCGCGCTGCGTCACTCCGCTGTGTGGGCCTGCCTGCGGCTGCGCGCCGATCTGATCTCGACGACACCGCTCGACGTGTTCCGGCGTGTCGCCGGCGTGCAGATGGAGATGACCAAGCCAACGCTGCTGGTCTCCCCTGGCGGCTCGGAGATCGGCATGGAGGAGTGGCTGTATTCGACGCAGTTCGATCTTGACCGCTTCGGCAACGCCTTCGGAATCATCACCCTGCGCGACAAGCTCGGGTTCCCTCAGCGCGTCGACCTCGTCCCCGCGAACGAGGTAACCGTCCGCGTCAGGGACGGCCAGATCGACCACTATCAGATCGGCACGCAGCGTTATGAGCCGCGCGACATCTGGCATGAGCGCCAGTTCACTGTCCCCGGTATCCACGTCGGTCTGTCCCCGATCATGTACGCCGCCTATTCCATCGGCACGTACCTGTCTGCACAGGAGTTCGCCCTCGACTGGTTCGGTTCCGGCGCCGCCCCGTCCGGTCATCTGCGGAACACGCTCGTTCCGACGATTGAGCCGGGGCAGGCTGACGCGATCAAGTCGCGGTTCAAGAACGCAGTCAAGGGCCGCGACCTGTTCGTCACGGGCCGCGACTGGGAATACACGATGGCTCAGGTCCCCGCGAACACGACGATGTTCCTCGATGAGATGAAGTACGGCATCGCCGACGTGTGCCGCTTCCTCGGCGTGCCGGGCGACCTCATCGACGCGGAGACGTCCACGGGGTCGATCACCTACGCGAGTGTGACTCAGCGCAACCTTCAACTGCTCATCATCAACCTGGGTCCGGCGTACGTCCGACGTGAGGCCGCACTATCTCGAGCCCTGCCCGTGCAGCGTTACGTCAAGTTCAACACGGATGCAATCCTGCGAATGGACACCGAGACTCGGCACCGTGATGTGCTCGCTCAGGTGAGCGGCCGCACGCTCTCCCCGTCTGAGGCGCGCGAGCTCGACAATCGTGCGCCTTTCACCGAGGAGCAGATGGCCGAGTTTGACCGACTGTTCGGCAATCCGGCAAAGCCCGCGCCGGCCAAGGCGGTTGGCGCATGAGCGACCTCATGGTTCAGGTCGTCATATCCGCGACCGCTGAGGTCCGTGACGCGGACGGCAACCTCATCTCGTCCTCGCCTATCGAAGCAACGACCATCATGACCGCCGAGCAGGCTGCGGCACTCACTCAAGGAGATTCCCAATGGCAGTAGGACTTGCCGCTGCTGCGGTCAACGGCTGGCTTGACGGCACCTATGCGACCGCCAGCTGCTTCATCAAGCTCCACACGGGTGACCCCGGCGCTGCCGGTGCGACTCTTCCGGCGGGTGGTTCGACTACCCGCGTGCAGGCGACGATGGCTGCCGCCTCAGGTGGCTCCAAGGCGATGTCGAGCATGGCGTCCCCGTGGACGAATGTCACGACCACGGAGACGATCTCGCACATATCGATCTGGTCTGCTGCTGCCGCAGGCACGTTCAACGGCTCGGCCGCGCTGACCGCCGCGCAGCCGTGGGCGAATACCAACACGCTGAGTTTGACGTCCTTCTCCGTGGCGATCACCCCGATTGCGGCGTAGTCATGGCTGTCTACCGGGCTACGGTCAACGCACGCGCGGGCGTGAACACGGCGAACACCGTCTACTTCCAGCTCAAGACGGGGACGACGGCGCGCGCCCGCCTGCGTGAGATCGTGTGGACGATCACGACGGCGCCGACGACTGCGCCGACGTTCCTCATCGCACGCTCGACCGCTGTCGGCACGTCGTCGACGACCGTGGTGGGTACTGCTGCCGATCCTGCCGAGCCGGCGTCGTCCTGCACTCTGGACTCTGCGTGGTCCGCGGCTCCCACGTTCACGACGACGGGCCCGTTCCTGTTCGCCCTGACCCTCGCGGTCACGATCGGCGGCGTGTTCTATTGGACGAGCGGCGACGAGATGGCCGACATCATCGTGCCCGTGTCTGGTGGCCTGTGCTTCGCTTGGGCGGCGGGGTCGGGCGCGACCCTCGGCGCGCACACCCTCCAACTCTCATGGGATGAGTAACCGGAGGTAGAGCATGCCGATCTACCGTGGCTTGTGGATCAAGGGGAACCTGCAATACCGCCGCTATGGGATGGAGTACGCGAAGGGCTCGACTACCTTCGTCACGGTCCCCGATCCGGGCACTCCGACTGGTGATTTCTTCGGGGATGTCGCCCTAGCCGCCACGGACTCGATCACGGCAGCAGCCACGGTCGCCGCGTCGTCCACTGCGGCTATCGCAGCGACCGCGACTCTCACGGCAGCGGCAACGGTCGCGGGTGGCGCGTTCAATGTTGACGCGGCGCTCGCCGCCACGGACACGGTCACGGCAGCGGCCCTAGTCGGTGCATCATCCGGCGCAACGGTCGCGGCCACGGCGTCCCTGACGTCAGCGGCGACGGTCGCGGCGACAACGGGCGCCACGCGCCCCGCGACGGTCACCATCCTGGCGACGGGCCTAGTGGCCGCGTCGTCCGGCGCGGCACTTACCGCTACCGACACGATCACCGCGACCGCGCTGGTAGCCGCCTCATCGGGCGCGACCATCGCGGCAACGGGCACGATCACGGCGGCGGCGACTGTCACCGCGGGCGGCGCGTTCAACGCCTCGGCCGCTCTCGCCGGGACGGCGACGATCACCGCCACCGCTGTCGTCGCCACATCCTCGGGCGCCACGGTCACCGCGACCGCGACCCTGACCACGGCGGGCACGGTCGGCAAGCAGTCCGGCGCCACGCTGGCCACCACCGTCGCACTGACGGCCACAGGCGCAGTAGCGGCAGCGTCCGGTGCCTCGCTTCAGGCCACCGCGAACGTCACCGCAGCGGCGCTCGTGGCCCGTTCTACGGGGGCCGTACTCGCGGGCACCGTCACCATCACGGCGGCCGCAACCGTCACCGGACCCGCACCTACCACCGACTACGTCGTCACCGCGCACATCGGCGCCCGTCGATACGACGGCGACACCGGGGACCGGCTCCACTCCGCTGACTCGGCACGCCAGTACGACGGCGACACAGGCGACCGCCTGCACTCAGGCACCACAGGCAACCGACGATGGGAAGGCACGACGTGATAACGGTGCCCCACGAAACGGTCGAGTACATCCCCGTGCCCGTCACCCTCAACGGCGTCGTCACGACCACGGGCGTCGAGTTCGCCGTGGTGGCTGACGGCATCCGGCCGACGACGTGGACTGCCGCGGTCGTGCTGAGCAGCGCCACCTACGTCCTGCTCACCGGCCTGACCGCCGGCCAGTGGCGCGTGTGGGCGCGTGTCACTGCTGCCCCTGAAATAGCTGTCATCGAGTGCGGCTACATCACCGTCACCTAGCACGACCTGAAAGGACGACACCATGACCGCACTCCAGCGTGCAGCAGAGGCCCGCTCGGCGGGCGTCCGCGCCCCCGCAGACCGTCCCTCCCATCGCCGCTCCGAGGAGCATGGCTACGCCAACGTCACCCGTGCGATCCCCGCCGTGATGACGATGCGCGCAGCCGAGTCGGGCTCGGGACTCCTCGAGTTCAGCGGCCATGCCAGCACCTACGAGCAGGCCTACGACATGTGGGATGAGTTCGGCCCGTACACGGAGGTCGTCTCGCGGGGTGCCGGAGCGGCGTCCCTCGCGCAGCCGGGGCTCGACTGCCCGCTCGTCCTCGACCACGAGTCGATTCGTCGTATCGCGTCGACAGCCAACGGCTCTCTGACGATCACGGAGGACGAGGTCGGACTTCTTTGCCTGGCCCCTTCGCTCGATCCCACCGACTATGACGTCGCCTATATCGCGCCGAAGATGCGTGCGGGCCTCATCACCGAGATGTCGTTCCGCTTCCGCATCACGTCGGGAGTCTGGTCACCGGACTACACCGAGTATCGGATCAACGCCTTCGACATCAACCGGGGCGACGTGTCCATCGTCGGATTCGGTGCGAATCCCGCGACGTCCTCCACGCTGCGGGACGCTGCCGTCCCTGCGCTGACGCGGGCGTGCTCGGTCACTGACTCGGACACGGCGCACTGGCGCTAGATCCGTCCCACAATCTCGCGGCGCAAGCCGTGACCACCTCATCGCCTGACGCCTCCCGCGCGCCGTCCTGGGACCTGTCACCTGTCGAGGAACCACCAAATCGACTACCGACATGAAATGGAGTCCCTGAGATGAAACTCAAGGATCTGATTGCAAAGCTGGCGGCTGACCGCGCGGCGAAGATCGCCGAGCACGATGCCATCGCCGACGGCCTCGCCACTCTGCGCGAAGCCGAGACCCCCGACGAGGTCGCCATCTCAGAGAAGCGCGCCGCCAAGAACTCCAAGGCCGCCGAGATCGAGGCCATGACCGAGCAGATCTCGTCCTACGAGGCCGAGCTCCGCAGCGACGAGGCTATGGATCGCCTCGCCAAGGAGTCCGTCCCCGCAGCCGAGAAGCGCTCGTACGATGGCGTCGCCCGCATCGGCCAGGAGAAGCGCACCTACCGCCCCGACCACGACCGTGACGGCAGCGCCTTCCTGCATGACCTCGGCGCGTCCGTGCTCGGAGACTTCTCCGCGCAGCAGCGCCTCGCGCAGCACATGGCTGAGGAGCGCGTCGAGCGCAGCGAGTACCTCGACCGTGCGGTTGCCACGAGCGCCTTCGCTGGCCTCGTCGTCCCGCAGTACCTGACCGACCTGTACGCCCCGGCAACGGCGGCACTGCGCCCCTTCGCGGACGTCTGCACCTCCCACCCGCTGCCGGCCGACGGCATGACGGTCAATATCTCGCGCATGACCACGGC